AGGGAGTGAATCTCTTTGTATTCAGAGTAACAGCGGTTTACGTAATCCACCTCCATCCACTGCACATTGTGTATCCCGCTTTGGTTATATTCCTTGCGCAAGTCAGATTTCTTGAGCCGTGCTAAGTTGATCAGGTTCAGGATAGGATGGTCCGTGGTCGGCGTTCCGCTATCCTCAAAGTCCCCACCACGGGAGATGGTCAGCTGTATGCCTATCTTGTTCGATAGGTCCCTGAAGTTTTCTGCCCGCATCAGGTTACGTTCGTTCAGGCCCAGACTACGGTAGGCAAAGCTGTGCAGTGTCCTGAAGTAAGGCAGATCTTCCTGCGGATCGAGTGAAAAACGGCGAGCGGCACGTTCCTTCGCTTCGCTCGCCGCCTTTCGGGTGAAAGCAAGAAATGCAATCTGGTTGGACGGCACCCCGTCGTTCAGGGCGCGGTCTACCATATCAAGCATTTTAGTGGTCTTTCCTGTCCCCGGAGGTCCAAATATCCGGTACATTAGAATGGTGACTCGCCGGTACCCATATCTGGGGTAGGCACTCTCAATTCGGTGTCATCGAAGCTAGGTATAGACCAACACCTAACTGCTTTACCGTTTATCTTGAGAGATACTGCTTCACCGTTAATGTCTCGTAATCGCTGTGCCACCTTGGCAGATTTGTACTCAAAGAATTTATTCTTTTTGAGAAACGCCTCAAAGTCTTTCAGACGGAAGAATGTCCGGTTGCGCTCTTCGTCAGTGTAGGGTCGGCGTAATAGTATTTCTTCCCGCTGTTCCGCCCGTTGCATAGTGGTGCAGAACTCTTCTAGGAAATCGTAAAACTGACCGGGGATACTAGCGTCTGCAGAGACTTCGATGATGTTGCCGTCTGTCTCAGACATCTCTGTCAGCAGTTGATTTATACGGCCTTCCCAGACCTGCCTACCCACCGTTCTGGGCATAAAATTAAGCTGTTCTACACAACACCGCTGAAAGTAAGACTGTTGCATCAATCCGTCGGTATCTAGCTCAAGCGGTTGTCCGTTAACGTCCATGAACCAAATAGGCGGAGTGGAGTTGTATTTACGTAGATTGGCGATAGTAGCCCCAGTAATTGCCGCTTCGATACCGAATTTGCGTGTTTTACAGAGCTCGGCGTTACAGTAATCATTTATCGGGGCATCTTTACATTTATAGGCGTAGTCTTTCCGTTGCAGTTGTTTTGCCACGACGTTGACTTCACTTAGGGGCAGGGGCGGATCAAAATATTTGGCGTTGTAGTCCAAGATCTCGCCTTCCCAAGAATCAGGAAATGCTTTGCGCAGGTAGACACCTACGTTAAATAGCCCGTTGTTTCGTCCGCCTTCGGATATCTTTTGAGAGCAAAGGATCTGCAGGCAGGGAGGACCATCCTTTACGATTATGTTGTCCCCATCGTCTTCGATGGTCAGAGCCGAGACTTGCTCTGGTGTTTGAGCGTTCTGCTCGTGCATCTCAAAGAATTCTTCAAGCGTAGCACTGGAGCCGTCGGGCTTTATGGCATAGCGTAATCCCTCTTCCGCATCGTAATACGGCAGATTGAGGAAGTTACCTACATCACCACGATCTAGCTGTAACCGAATCTGTTTTGGGAAAATTTCACAACCGCCATATCCGAGGGCCGCGGCTATATGTTGTAGGACCTCCTGCATCTGTTTAGCAGGAATCCAATCTTTGGTAAAAAGAAAGCAATGTGCTCCACCGGATTTGCTACGGCAAACCACTAAAGGGAGCTTCATTCTCTGTATTTTCTGTACTAATTCTTTATGGTCCAGTGGATATTGATCGACATCAATGCATCCCCAGACGCAATTGTTTTCTTCGTTGATCGGGATAATACCGATGCTCTGGCCTTTGCCAGAAAGGTGCCCTTCCCAATGTTCTTTGGTCCGAGGGTTTTTATGTATTAAAGCTTGGCCTTGGGCCTTACCTTTGGCATTTTTCCCTTTTATGGCGTATGTGCCGTAGGCTTGCTTGAGCCCGGCAAATATACGCGCAAATTTCTGTGCTTCTGTCATTATTATTCACCCGAAAGAAGGGGGCCGCGAGGGCCCCCCATTTACTACCATGGAATTTCGTCAGAGTTCTCTTCCTCCGTTACAACCTCTGCCGGTTTGGAAGCCGGAGCCGCGGACGGTTCGCCGTCATCAGTGTGGCGTACTTCTACTTCGCCCTTGTTGATGCCCTCTGCAAAAGACCGTGCCGCACCATACAAGCTTGCGTCCTCTACGACACCTTCTAGTGAGATCTCCCACTGGTGCCAAGAACCCTTAGCATTGCTGTCTGCAACAGTCTTGAGGTGATAAATATGGCTGAAGCGTGGGGGGTTGAAAGGCACCCCGTTGCTGTTAACCATAGATCTGGTCTGTACCATCGAATTCCATTTCCTACTTATCTTCAATCCAGTTGATTTAAGTGATATCAGAGCCGGTTGATATGTACCGTCTTCGTTCAGGAGCAGTACAAAATGCTGTGCTACTTCCTGAATGTAGTCAGACTGACCGGGTACATACATTCCATCCGCATCTAAAACATAGTCGATGTTGTCTTCCTTACACCGCTCTGTCTTAGGACGGGCCTGTGACGGGGTATAGATAGCCTTTGGCGGCTTCTTGTCCTGTCCGTCACTACCACGTTGGCTCCATTCTAAAAACCTACGCTGATATGCACAAGGGATAACGCGGATACCGTCCTTACCCTTGTAAACTTCCATCGTGATGGAATTCAGGATATCCCCGCCACGAGCAGTTTCATGGTCGTTCAGAAACTCGCTGTTACCCGCTAGGATTTTTAGGAAGGGTAACGCCAGATCGTCTTGATCCAGATCTTCCTTCATGTTGTTAGCATCGGCCTCAAACATATTCATGACCGCCAATGCGCCTTCTTCTTTCTTAACTACTTCTTTAGCTTTAGCCATTATTTGACTCTCCTTACTGTTGCTCTCTGTCCAACAAACGCTCCAAATAGATCCATGGGTAATTCCTCACCCTTTTCGATGCGTTCTTTTACAAAGGCTTTCAGTGTTTGTGAATGCACGTCTTGCTTCTGCAGTGGGTCGTAACCTTGCTCACTAGCCATTTGCATTAAACGGCTTGCGTCTTGATCGTCACCACGGCCAAACTGGAAGGAAACGACGTTCTTGATGATGTCATCAAAACCGTTATCTCTAAGCCAGTTAAAAGCTTTTTCCTTATTTTCTACCTTGATGTGTGCCCCATAAGTAGGACGCACTTTGACTTCGCTACCATCATCTAGCTTGAATTCGGATACACCGATTTCTTGTAGTAACGCGGGTAGATCTTCGTCGGTAAGTTTCAAGAGCTTCTTTTTGGTATCTTTTAGCTCTTGTTCGTAATGTGCTAGTTTGGCTTCGGTTTCGGTGATTTGCCGGGCTACCTCTGCCACAGATTTCAAGCCAGAATCATCGAGATTATCGATGTCAGAAGCCTTGGCTTGGTCGGCTTCCATTTCTTGGAACAAATTACTCATAAGAGTCTCCTTTTCGTGATTAAAGAGCTTGTTTGGCTCTTGCGAAGGCGCATAATGTCCCATATAATCCTTTATGTCAAGCACAGGAAAATATAAATGTACGAGTTCAAAACAAAACCATATGCCCACCAAGAACAAGCTTGGAAAGATTCGTGGCGCGAGAGATATTATGGGTTGTTCATGGAAATGGGCACCGGTAAATCTAAGGTTGCCATTGATACGTTGGCCGCGCTTTTTGAACAGAAGGAAGTGGATACCGCATTAATACTGGCCCCCAAGGGTGTATTTGATAACTGGTACAAAAAAGAAATACCTATGCATATGCCGGACAGGATCGACTGCAGGATGGTCCGTTGGCAGTCAAACTTCACTAAAAAGTATTCAGAAGAGATTGCTAAGATAGCGGTACCTCAGCAAAGAGAACCTAACACGCTCAACATTCTGGTTATGAACATAGAGGCGTTGTCCACGAAAAAAGGGGCGGCTTCTGCGGCCAAATACCTTGAGCTAAATCCAGACAATATGGTGATAGTTGACGAAAGCACCACCATAAAGAACCGTAATGCTATGCGCACCAAGACTGTGGTCAATCTGGGCCGTAGGGCCAAGTACCGCCGTATTCTGACCGGTAGCCCTATCACACAAAGCCCGATGGATCTATTCAGTCAGTGCGATTTTCTGTCCCCAGATGCCCTCAATTTCAAGAGCTACTACGGCTTTCAGGCTCGTTACGCCGTGCTAGTCAAAAGGCAAAGCGGATCAGGTAGGCCCTTTAACAAGATCGTTGGCTACAGAAAGCTAGATGAGTTGTCGGAAAAACTAGATAAGTTCAGCCGCAGGGTTTTAAAGAAAGATTGTCTGGACCTGCCGTCAAAAGTCTACACCACAAGGAATATACCGCTCACCAACGAGCAAGCTAAGTTGTACAACCAAATGAACCAGCTGGCTCTGGCACGACTAGAAAACGGAGAGTTAGCCACAACTCAGTCCGTTTTGACACAGATTATGCGTCTTCATCAAATAACGTGTGGGTTTTTACGCCCAGATGAAGGCGATATCGAACCTATCGTAAACAATCGTTTAGCGGGATTGCTAGAGATTGTGGAGGAGGTACAGGGTAAAGCAATAATTTGGGGTACATGGACGTATGATATCCAAAAAATTGCTGAAGCCCTGCGTGACCGTTTCGGGATGGACTCGGTCGCAACATATCACGGGGGAACCCCACAAGAGGAACGTCAAGAAATAGTTGATGCTTTTCAGGATGAAACGTCACCCTTGCGCTTCTTTGTGGGGCAACCTCGTACCGGGGGGTACGGGATTACCTTAACCGCCGCAAATACCGTCATTTATTACAGCAACAGCTATGACTTGGAAATACGGCTCCAATCAGAGGACCGTGCGCACAGAATAGGTCAAACCGAATCTGTTACGTACATCGACTTAATTTCCCCAAATACCGTCGATGAAAAAATTCTTACTGCGTTACGCAACAAAATTAATCTAGCCAGCACAGTCCTTGGAGAGGACGCTTCTGACTTCTTGTCAAACCCCTTCAGTCCCTCTTGATCTAATAACGTCGCTTGTCACGTCAAAAGGATAAAGCTGTGCAAACCGCTGTCTGCTTTCCTGCAGGTTTCCTGCCGGGGCAGGTGCGGGAGCGGGAGCAGGCTGTGGAGCGGGGGCCGCGGGCCGAGGGCTAACCGCAACTGGAGCGGGAGCCGGTGCTTGCGTAGGAACAGGTGCGGGTGCCGACTCTCTTTCTTCTGGCATTGGCTCGTCCACGGAGGAAATCATTAACCTACCCGCGCCAACACCAAACACTGCATTAAGTGCCCTTTCCCACCGACGTTTAATTACATTCTCCGACGCAGAGGTTTGTTTATATCCCACCCCTTCTAATATGTCGGCCAAAAGCTCTGGGTTACTAATGCTTTCGTAAAACAGCTGTCTGCTTTCTCGTTGCGGTAACTGAGCTAACACGCGCCGCGAATAATTAGCGGCAAAAGACGCTTCTTGAATAGTTATATCCCCGAAAATATCTTTTAATCCGGGTACTCTATTGACTATTTGTTTTAAACCTGCAACACCAATCCACCTTGAAATCATGTCGCGAGCCCAAGAAGCAGTTTGCAAAAGCTCGGCATCTACCTCTGACAAGTTTCCGGTAGATAGCGTCCGGTCAAAAGCTCGCCCTATCTCCAGTAGATCTTTCCAATTTTTTATTTCCGAATCGTCTACAAATCCATTTCTCTTCAAAACATCCATTACGGATTCTTTGTTACGAGCTAGTGGAGTAAATAAATATTCCTCCAAGCCATCGTAATTTATTTTGCCGGAATCATTAGTAGAGGATTGAAAAGCAACCTCATATACAGTGCTTTTGAAGCCGTTAGATAAACCGGGAAGATCCCTTGAGGCTTTTTTAATATCTTTGGCTAAATTGTTAAACTGAGTGTATGAATTTGCCTTGTTAAGGCCCTGTTTACTGGGAGTTCCAATTATTGCAGACAACGTTGCCCCGGGGTTATCTGGCGAATTAAGAAACTTCCCGAAAGCGGTCTGGTCTTTTATAAAGTTAGGCTTTTGTTGGGCGGCTTGTTGCTCCAAAGAAAGAGCATAGGCTCGTTGTGCGGAGGCCACGTCGTCTAGATCTTTCTTTAGGTCCGGGACATTGTCGATAATCGACGCATATTTAACCTTAAATCTATCCAGACTATTAGCTAACTGGTTTGGAGATACGTTTGGCTGATTAAAGACTTCGCCCAGTTTGTAGCGCATAAAAGCATCTACACTGCCGTTTACCTGATTGCGTAGGTCTTGGAAGGTGACATCGGAAAGTTCTCCCTCCCCGCGTATAATTGATGCACTTGGATCACCGCCACCTACTTCACGTTGTATGAAGTCTAGAGCTTCGTCCAATTGTTTGTACCGATTAAAACTGGCTAACGCACTACCGCTGATCATCTTTTCCACAGCAAGCTCTGGCATTATTCGAGATCGACCGGTGCGGTCTGTGGCCAAAAGATCGCCAGTAAAGGCCCTAGTAAGCTTATCGTTTAAACTTCTAGAAAACTGAAAAGCCGATTTTAAATTCATAGCGTTTTGTAATTCTTGACCTTTCAACTGACTTAGATCCGCGTAACGACCTACGTTCATATCATTAAGCGCGGCATCTGCCAATGTAGAGTAAAACCCGGATATAGATTGATTGTTCGCTCGGGCTTCTCTACCCTTTGCAAGCATTTGTTTTCGGAAAGTTAACAGTTCCCCTAGTTTTACGGTAGGTACTTCCTCCGACAAACTTTCTACGGCGCGTAGAGCATCCTCTTCCAATAACGCGAAATCTTGGCTACGACTTACATAACGCTGTAATTTTTTAAGGGTGTCTTGGTAGTTCTCAAAAAGAAGTGAAATTCCTTCATCCTTCAGACGATTAAGCCGGTTCAGGTTGTTCCCCATCATATTAATGTCAGGGGTATATTTGGCGTCATCTAAACGAGAGCTTATTCCCCGTTCCTCAACAAGTCTACCGTTCTTATATCCGTCTGCGATTCTCTTAAAATCTAAATTTATGAATTCTTCCTTCAAGTCATCCGGCATTGTGCGTAGATTGCTAAGAAGGTTAGATATGAATTTTTTACTAGATCTACCTTTTCCGGGCATCTGTATGTTTGCGCGGTCAAACAATCCGTCGGTAAGGCCATTAACTACAAAATCAATGTCTTCTACAGAATGAATCCGACTCTGTCCTAGCATCTCCATTTGTTCTGGAATAGTTGGAGTAACAAACGAATCGTAATCCCCTTTTTCTATGGATTTTCTTGCTTTCTCGCGCAACATAACATTGGTTGTTTTAGAGGGCATAGTTGCCAAAATATCGGCATCCGCGAGCGCGTCTCTTAAATCTAATTCCTGACTAGCAAAATCCTGTCGAGCTATGTCTAATTTTCCGGGTAGCTCCAAAGCATCGGTGCCTTCTTCTCCCAACAAAGGTTTTAAGAAACTTTTGGTGAACGGATCAATTGTGGTTAGGTTGGCAAGAGTGCCTTCCGGAGGAGCTATTTCAGATAGAAAAGTAGAAACTATGTTATCTGGAGTAGCATCTAAATCTTTAGGCAAAGCATTCCATAGCTCAGATTCCATTGATCTAGCACTTTTTATGGTCGATTGGGCAACGTCCTCAAGCATCTGCCCGGCTTTACTTGCTAATTCTTCTGTAACAGGACCGTCGCTGACTCTTAGCACCCTGTCCGCCGCGTCTTGAGCCCGCAACACCGCCAAGTTAACTTCATCGTCTAGCACTCTGTCTAAATAAGCGCGTTCTATATTCGCGGCTTCCTGCAGTAAAGTAGGGTCCCCTGTTTGAATCATAGACTGAATCATCCGGGCAACCGCTTCGTTAGATTGTTCGGCTTGGCGACGAAGCGTAGCCGCCATTTGAGGGTTTAGTTTCTTGGCAACTTCCTCAAGATCTTGAATAAATTTAATTCCGGTCTTTTGCGCGGAGGTAAGTGCAATGTCTTCCCCAGCTTCTTTAAGGGCCGTCGCTCCTGCAGGTTCTGCTCCGCGTAAAGCCGCGACAACATCCGCCACATCGGGACGAATCTCTTCGGGCATTGACTCTAAAGTGCCCTCCAATGCGTCCCGCATTATTTTCCGTTGTTTTTGATCTAAATTACTGCCAACGTTTTTAGCGACATTAGCGGCATATTGCGCCACCTCAAAAGGAAACACCACAAATCCTGCGGCCATTTCAAAAGGTACGCGGACCCGTTCATTTCCCGGGTCTAACCCTTCGGCTAATGCCCCGGCACCGGCTATCTTGGTTGCAGTAAACGCCTGACCTAACGCACGTCTTCCGGGAGCTTCCGCTCCTTCTGCTCTAAAACGAGTAAAGTTGTCTTCTAAACGTTTTAACAAGCCGCCGGTTTTTTCAAAGAATTGTTTTGCCGCTTCGCCCTTTAACAGGTTCACTCGATCAACCGGGAAGAATATCTCTTCACCGTTTACAAGAATTTTTTCGAGCTTTTTAGAAGAATTGGCGGCGGCCTGAAACATCAAATCAGAGCCTAAGTTAGTGGGCTTTATTTCGCCTAAGTTCAAACCTAAAGCGCGGCCTACCGCAGTATCATTAGCTTTTCTTAAAAAGCCCTCAAAAGCCCCGGTCCGTGCGCCGCCCATCACGAACCCAAAGGTTTCACCGGCAACACGACCAATATCCGCTGTTCTGCTTAGTTGACCCTCAAGCCCAAGTGCCTCCCGGGCTTTTCTTTCGCCCGCTTCACCTAAGACGGCACCGCCAACTAATCCCAAACCACCGCCTAAAACACCACCGACGATACCACCCACAGGACCCGCAAAACTTGTTCCCACTGTGGCACCTAAACCGGCACCCGTGCGTAGACCGGCCATCGACAAAGCACCTTCACCCGTAGAGGCTACGGCTTGTTCTAAAAAGGCTCTACCGGGGCCAATGTCACGAACATCGGCGACGTTATACTGGATGATGTCGAAGTCAGTTAAACCGGCCTCTCGGGCACCGGTATAGTCGTAATCCCTTTTAGAGGATACGTATTGGGCGATATCGGATTCAGTAAGCCCTGCGTCGCGGGCCGCATTGAGGTCGTAATCTAGCTTATCAACAAAGCCGTTGGCCATGGGTTACTACCTCTGTAGGGAACGATCAAACATAGCGGGGTCTGGTTTACCGCCCTCTAACCTGCGCTCGAAACTAGCCAACGCTGTATCGTAGTTTTCTAGCAACGGCTGAAG